GCCGCGCGCTTAACCGCGTCGTGCAGGTCGTCAGACGCCCGGTTTAGCGCCTTGCCGCTCTGGAAATTGCCCGTCACGGCAAAAGGCGGCACCCCGCCGTTATCAAAGAACCGCGAAGCGTATTCCTGAACCGCCTGCGCGCGCCCAATGGCCACCCGGTTAGCGCTGATCGGGCTGATATGCGACAGCCCATCCTCGTCCAGCATAAACGGCAGGTCGATCACGTCCCGCGCGGGATAGCGCACCTTCTTGCCGTCGATGTCGTAGTCGTAAAACTTCTTGCCACCCACACGCCGCACGGTCGTGCTGGACGGCTCCATCGGCACCAGCTCGACCACCTGCCCGCGCCCGTTGCGCACGATCTGCGTCAGCCCGCGACCGCCCGTCAAGATGCGCGTAACCGTATATTGCCGCCAGGCGTAAGAAGTCATCTCGTCACTCGGCGCATCATGCAGCAGCGCCGCAACACCGTCAGAAACGCGCTCACGCCCCTCGCCATCCCGGCGATAGACGTGCAGCGGCAGGCCCGCAATCGTCCCGCTGATGAAATTCACCGCCGCGAAAACGGCAGGAACGCCAAGAGCGGTCTTGACGTTCACAATCTGCCCGGTGCCGCCGGAAGGCGACAACCCAAGAACCTCAAAAAAGCGCTCCGACGATTGCGTCACCGTCGCCCGCTCTTCGGGTTTTTTGCTTCTGAATAGCCGCATTCAAACCACCAGTGTATATTCAGGGTCAACATCCCAAGGTGTCGGGCTGCTGGCCTCAAAGTCCCGCGCCGTAGCCGCGCCGACAGCCATCGCAAGCGCAACAGCCATGTCGATCCGCGCCGTGGCCTTGTGCTTCGTGAACCGCCGCAAATCAGCCGGGGATCGGTCAAAAGTCGCGCTCGAAACAGCCGCGCGAAGCGCAGGGTTCACATGAACCCGTAAACGCCCCTCAAGGATCAGCGTTTCAAGCTCATCAATGCTTCCAGGCATCCAAAGCGTGATTTCCTGCCCGTCCGCAGTCGTCCGTTTCCGCTTGTTCCACCCCTGCGGGTGGTCAAGCATGGGCAATTCGGCCCCCATATCGCCCAAAATCGCCTCAAAATCAGCGATAAGGAAGTTGTCATAGGCCACGAAATCAAGGTCAAACGCCGCAGCGTCGTCCAGCAAATCCTGCGCCACGAAGTCCAAACGGGTCTTTTTCCCCGGCGTGGCCGTGATAAAACCCGCGTCAACCCACAAATCGTAAGGCGCGCCGTCCTTTTCGGCCCTCGCTTTTAGCGTTTCTTCCGGCGTGTAGCCGTGAACAAAGGCCGCAAACTTAGGCTGGCCATCCTCCGTCTCGCCGTCGGGGAAAACCAGCGCCTTCGCCGTAAGGTCGGCTTTCGCTGACAAGTCCAATCCGGCAAAAACTGCGCGCCCCCTGAAATCCTCGATGTCGAGCGTGTGGTCCTCGATAGCCTCCCAAGCCGAGCGGCTGATCCACGCGCTTTCCGCGTCCGTCCACTCGCAGAAATGCAAGCGCCTGATCCCGTTGGCCTTGGCGGGGATGTTCCGCGCCTGCGCAACCTGGATGGACAGGTATTCCTCCGTGATCGTCACGCCCAAAAGCGGGTTTGCCTTGATCCAGCAAGACGGGTCTTCAAACGGATCGTCGCCCTCGTCCAAGGCGCAAACATAGGCAAAGGTCGTGTCGTCCTGAACATCGCCCGCCGCAACCGCCACTGCGTGCTTGCGCTCATGCCAGCAGATGCTTTGCCGATCCGACCCGCTATTCGTAATCATCACAAGCAGCGGCTGCTCGCGGAACTTGAAACCCCGCTCAAGGATTTCGATGACCCCGCCGTCAGGATGTTCATGCACCTCGTCGCAAAGCGCGAAATGCGGTCGCGGCCCGGAACCCGTCTTTTTCGTTTCCCGCGATACCGGGCGGAAGAAACTGCCAGACCGCATATGCGCCAGGTTGTATTCCCGCCCAGGCCCGCCGCTGCGCCTTATCTTCGCGTCCAAGCTAGGCGACTGATCGACCATCGCCACAGCATCGCGAAACAAAATCCCCGCCTGCTCCTTAGTCGCGCCAGCCGCGTATATCTGCGCCCCAGCCTCGCCATCGGCAACCAGCCCGTAAAGGCCAATCGCGCCAACCATGGGAGATTTGCCGTTTCCTTTTCCTTGTTCGACGTAAGCACGACGAAACCGCCGCTTGCCGTCGCTCTTGCGCTTCCAGCCAAACAGCGACCCACAGATAAACTTCTGCGACGGGTGCAACCTAAACGGCACCCCGTCAAACTGCCCCTCTGATAGCCTTAAAACCGCCTCACAGAAGCGAAAGAACCGATCCGCCGCCTCAACATCAAACCAGTAACCGCGATCTCCGGCATCCTCCATGTCCCGCAAGTGACGCGCCGCCGCGTCCCGAACATGCGGACCAGCCACGATCTCGCCAGATTGCACCGCCAAAGCATAGGCGGTCGTCGGGTCTACCATTTCAGGGAACGCGGGCCGGTTTATCGCCTTTGCCGACCAAACCTTTCAGGACATAGAACATAGTCAAATCCGAAATACTCGGATTGTTGCCATGAGGGTATGACACGCCGTTTTCCCTCATTTCTGCGATTGCCTCATCTGCGAACACTTTAGCGCGCTTGTTTATCAGCTCAAAAAAGTCATCGCCACAAACGTATTCATCAAACTCGGAATCAGGGTCCAACCCATAAGGGAAATCAGAATCAAGTTCTGCCCCGATTTCATAATCTGTAAGCGTAAAAGAATCCGGCCAAACGCCCCCCTCCCACAGTCTTAGAGCGGCTTCCCGGCAATCGGCTGCGGGTTCATTGTTAGGTGACGTTGCATCCATCCAGCCGACATGCTGAGCCTTTGCGTAGTCCAAAACACGATCAATCTCAGATTGCCAATCGCCAACAACGTCCATTGCCCACATCCAACCATAACTTGCCGGAATGTTCGACAGAGTGTCATATGACTTTGTTGTCAGGTATCCTTCGCCAAAGTCTATGTTAGCACTAAAGGTCACGCGAAGCGTGTTGCCGGTGCGCGTCATGCGTCTTACTCCTGATTCTTGCTAGTTTAGAAACTCATCAGCCGGGTCTTGCGCCTCTTCTTCCGGCGCAGCCACCTTGCTACGGTCAACAGGCGTGCCGCCCATGGACGACAGGCAAAGACGCATCTGCGCGTGAAGCGAAATCGGCGCGTCGGCCCCAAGCTCCTGGATCATCGCCCGCAAGATCACCGCACTTTCAACAAGCGCCCGGTCGCTGCGGCCTAGCCAAGGGAAGTCAGCATTGAACTCATCCCACAGCTCGCGCTGCTCATCCGTAAAACGCTTGGGCGCTGGCCCAAGGCTCTTGACTTTTGGCGTCGCGCGGCCCTTAAATCGACCTGCATTCTTCGCCACAGCCCCGGTTACATGCGCAACCTCCTGCGGCAATCTCGGGCGTCCCGCCATCACTGCCTCATATTTCTAGATTTCTAGAACCGTGGATTTTGTGGATGCGCGCAGAAGGGCCCCAACGCCGGTACCCCGGCCAACCCTATGGAAAATCGCACCGCCCCTCCCTCTGTGCATTTTTGCGCATCACTTCGGCCATCCATCTTCTCCGAACTCCTGGCGCTTCCATCCGTTCTCGCGCTTGGTCTTATCCTCATGGCAGGCACGGCATAGCGCTTGCAGGTTAGCCACATCATCCGTGCCGCCTTGGGCCTTGGGCTTGATGTGGTCCACGTCCGTTGCTGGCGTCGGCCTGCCTTGTGCTAGGCACGCTTGGCAGAGGTAGCTATCCCGCTTGAGGATGACCTTACGCAGCTTGACCCACGCGCTACCGTATCCGCGTTCATGCCGTGACTGCGTGTGGTTGTATGCCATGCCTGCCTTGTATGTGACCCGGCAAGCTGCGCCCCTTGGTTTAGGTGATGCAAGGAGGAGAGGGCGTTGGCTTGCCGGGATTGGTGCGCGCCCACGGCTAGAGTGAACATGCGGAGGAGGATATAGCCGTGGGCACATTGAAGGCCGTGACGGCGTTGCCATTGAGCGACGCCTGTTCCCCGTTTAGCTGCGGGGGACGCCACGCGACCGGAGAAAGTCCAGGTGCGCGCGCGGTTCAGCCTTGACTACATATTGT